CTTTCTTGTCAATACGAACTCTGCGATAATAATAATCTGCGTATCTTGGGTGAAGACCTGATGCAGAATCTACCAAGCATGAAGTAGTTCCCTCTGGTTTGACACATGTGATAGATTTGCTTGGATTAATTCCCAACTTCTCTGCCCATTGCAGATTGGTTGCAGTTGCATGATCTCTGAGTGATTCAAGCAGACGAATGAGTTTTGGCTTGCCCTCAAGACCACTGGTTAACTTGTTGTCGTAGATACCAGTCATGCTAACACCAAGAAGTCTCTCGTCCTCACAGTTCTTCTTCCACTCTGGACGTAGATATGGGAATTTAGTAAATGTAGATTGAACTGTGCCGATGATTGTGGCCATTTCAATCTTTTTCTTCAACGTTGCTGCTGTATCATCGGGACGAACAACAACGGTTGAAAGATTGCAGAACTCAAATGGTTTCAAGATGATCTCTGAGCATGGGTTTGTTCCATACTCAGAATCAGCATCACGACCCCATTTAGCTGCTTGCTCCTGTAGAGCCTTGCGATTAATCATTCCGCGTTCACCACTATGGCTGTTGTATAGTGAAGTCCATTCCTCAAGGAATTGGCCCATTGGTGGACGACCACGATAAACAGCAGAGTTGTTGGCATAAGAACGGAAACCAGCTTGCTCCCACCATGCACCACTCTTGCATAGAGCCATCTCACGATCAGAAAGATCGCTGAGTGAAATCATTGCAGAACGGCGGACACCACCGACAATAACAGCATTAGCGATAGCACAACAAAGATCGTGACACTCAAGAGCACTAAGTCTTCTTCCTTGGGCACCATAAAATACCTTTACGATTAACTTAAAGAGATTATCAAGAGGAGCAGGCCCACTAGCCCTACCGCCAAAAGTCTTAAGTCTAGCTCCAGCGGGTCTGATCCCGGACACATCCCATTTAACGTGATGGCCCGAATACAGATGTCGTAGAATTTCCTTGAGAGCGTTTCCCCAACCTTCTTTAGAGTCTTCAACTTTGACAACAACATTAAAATCCTTTTCTATCTTATTAGCGACAGTTGGAAGTTTATCAGTGTACTGACGCTCAACACTGTATCCTACACCTGTTCCATTCATTAGAATGACAAACAGTTCTGCAAATGATTCAACAGAATCAATTGGCAAATACGAACAATTGTACAAACAAGTATTGTCGTGATCAAGGGCGGGTCCAGCAGTCATTAGACTTCTCATTGAAGGAAGAACTTCAAGATTGAGAATCGCCTTCTTGATGTCTTGACGTTCTGCAAGAGCAGGAACCTTATCAGTAAAATAATTCCACCAACGGTCTACGCATTCATCCCATGTTTCACGACGACCATCTGATGGGAGCCATCTTGAATAGCGCGAGATGAAAATAAACGATTGAAATGGTGATAAAATTTCTGGCATACTTGGCCTTTCTATAGTGGTGTCTTTATTTAGTTGTTAGAGTTTGCCACGAAACCGGGAAAAGTGGAGCAATTATTTTGTTAATTGCTTTGGCGTATTCCTGAATTTCCCATTGTGCGTGGGCATCGATTCTCAAATTATAAATACGGGCAAATGCATAGAGAGAACCAGTCCATACAAATTCCGTGTAAGTTCCTTGCGGTAAAATTGATCTGGCTTGCTCAGGTGCAACACCATCAGCAAGAAGATCATTATAAAGTTTAACACATTCTTTTGCAACTGCGTCATATTCTTGACGCATCTTAATGCAGAGATCCATATCTTCAATTCTTCCGCTGCTTCCCTGCTTTGCACCATTAGTTGGTGCAGATCTCCAAAAAGGCATATAAACTTCTGGTTCAAATGTTACGTATCTTCTGCTCACCTCATTCATGGTAAGACCAATCTGATGCTTACCAAGTTGAGCACGAACAAAAATTGGACACTTGACTCTAAGTGTTACAACTGCATGACAAAATGGTGTGAAGTGATCATGTTTGGAAAGATAATTAATAAGTTTAGCATCTCGTTCTGCGAGAGTGCCATCTTCATTTAATTGACTTGTCTTGTTGAATGAAACTCGGGCAGCATCACAAACAGAAAGATCTGTGCCCATCCAATCAACTAGTTGTACATGACCATAATCAAGAACTTTAACTTCAGTCAGCTCCGGACTTGTTTCCATCATCTTTGTCATTAGTATCTTCATCCTTATCTACAAGTTCAACAGTAACACCAGGGATCTTTGTAAAGTCAGCAGCATATTCTCTAGCCTTTGACCATAGAACAAAATCCATTTCCTTTACATATTCGGAAAATCTTTGGACAAACATGAGGTATGCCTCACTTGCTTTTAAGATTTCTTCTTCAGTCATGTCATCATTATCGTCATGTTCCATGTTAAACTTTCTTCCAATAAGTATACTTCATTTTAGCGACCAGTCCAGAATAAACATTATTGATTATTAATTTCATGGTTGTATTCTTACCATATGCCAAAACCATGTCGTTTATATCTTTCTTGTCGATTTCTGATGGCCAGATTACTACGTTTCTTCCAGCCTCTATATATTTTCCAATCAATGTTGCAATCTCAACATTTCTAGGCTCATTATCAAATATAAAAATAACTTTAGACTTCTTTAATTTATCAGGCAACTCTGCTAACCAACCAGCACCCTGCATCGCCACTCCATTTGGTATGAACATCGAATCAATTGGACCCTCTGTTACATACACTGTATCCCGTGGCTCTATCTTATCTAGATTGTACCAAAGTCTTTCTTCGCCTTCGCGTTTTAGAGTGATATAACGAATCGCTTTGCCAGTTGGGTCAAGAGAACGGCCTTGAACTCCGATAAGCTCCCCAGAATCGTTATAGAATGGTATGACCAATCTGGGTTCTTTGGTCCCTTCACGGCCAAAGGAACGCATGATCTTTGCAAAGTCAGTGCAATAATAAAAGTTGCAATATTTGTCTTCAGGTATTTCACGGGACTTAAGATATTTTATCGCTGTATGATCACTGTTGAGTAAGTCAAGCCTCGTTCCGAGTTCAGTAAACACTTGTTGGCGGGGAGCATCTTGTTTTTTCTCAACTGGTTTCGGATTCGCATCTTTAAATTTTTCAAACGCATATTCTTTTGCGAGTGATGGGCTAATATTTTCAAGTACAGAATATAGGTTGCAAGAAAAACCGCAATTATGGCATTTGTAAACATAATGGCCTTTGTGCTCAAAGAAGTATCCCCTTGTCTTGGACTTATTCTTCTGTGAGTCGCCACACTTGAAACACCTGCATGTGGCTAGCGTATCTTTCTTCCACTTGAACTTCTCAAGTGAACCAGATACCAAATTGACAAACTTCTTATCTATATATAGCGTCATTTGGCTTCTTCAAAAGTCCAGTTGATTGCCTTGTTTCGCTTCTTTCCAAATTTTGGATTGAATCCTTGACCATCTGAACCGGATCCAAACCCTTCTTCTTCGGTTTGGTTTGAGTTCACCAAATCTGAACTTGTATTGTCAACATCATAAAACTTCATCTTTGACTTATTAACCCCTATCAAGAACTTTCGATTCTTGGTAGTATCGTTGCCGCGATTCTTCAATTGCTTGACCATCAATTGCCCAGCCTCTGCAAGTTCCTCGTTCTCAATCAAAGCAAAGAAGAAGTCCGCAGTCTGTGGAAGACCAAAACTCTCTGAAGTATCGGTCATTTCCATGTCGCTGCTCTTTGCACCTTCACGATTTACCTGTGTGGCTGTCCAAAGGGGTATGTTGAACTGCTTTGCCATTCCACGCAACTCTTCTGCAATGCCCTTTACATATGTGTAACTATTCATGCCGTTTCCAAGTTTAAACCTGGCGCATGAGCAGATGTTCAAATAATCAACAAATATTACATCTGGAGTGAACTTCTTCTTGATCTTCAATTCCTCAATAAGATTTCGGAAGTGAGTCACGTTTGCTGCAGCAGTTGGGTATTCCTTGATAATAAGTTTTCCCTTGCAGGTCTTCTTCAGATTATCAACCTTTGACTCATATTGAGACAATGGCATCTGTTCAAGAACATGCATGTCACTGTCCAAGAGATTTGCGTCGATTCTTTTTGCAATCTCTTCCTCAGCCATCTCCAATGTGATGTAAAGCACATTCAAATTTTGAGATAAACACGCTGCTGCATGATGGCAAAGAAATGCACTCTTTCCTACACCTGATGCAGCCATCACGACATTTAGAGTCTTCTTTCGGGTTCCACCTCTTGTGATCTTGTTAAACATCTCAAGATCGAATGGAACCTTTTCTTCTACTCTGTGATAATACTCATATCTCTCATCAACATCTTCCAAGAAGTCGTGACCAACTCTGGTATCAAATGATACAGAGAGAGCCTTTGACATGATCTCTGGAATGGCATTCTGAGTTCTTTCCTTGTCCTTGCCTTCAATAATGCCGATTGAAGCCATGATACCATTATAGATTGCCTTTTCCTTGCAAAACTTTTCTGTCTGTTCAACAAGCCATACAGTATCAGACTTTTCACCTTCCTTATACATTTCGTCAGTAATCGAAGTGCACTTCTTAAATTCCACCTCGCTTAGAGACTTTTCATCTCCCAAAGAAATGAGTACAGCATCCTTGGTAGGGATGTTATTATACTTGAGAATAAACTTGCCAACAATTCCGAAGATTATCTTCTCGGACTTGTCGTGAAAATATTCCTCTTGGAGGAATGGGACAACTTTGCGAGCATAGTCCTCATTGAGGACCAAGTTCTTTAGAATTACTGATTCCATGTTTTAATTATACTCTGGTTGTAGAAAAAGTCCACCATTAATCTTGGTGAACATCATCCTCAAGATCGACTGGTTCCTGTTCAATACCTTCTTCAACAATTTGTGTAAAAATTTGACCAACTGCATTTGTAAAATCTTCTTGTTGTTGATCAAAGTTATCAGGTGCTTTCAATACGTCAATTTCCATTGTCACGTTAATCTCTTCGTTCTCTGTTTCTTTTAATGAAATTTTTCCATAACGATAAACAATACCATTATACTTTCCTTCCATGATCTTAATGGGACAATTTGCTCCCACATCTGAAGATGCTTCAGGAACGTATTTGAATTTAGGTGCTTTGTCCATACTTGAAATCCTTTTGAATCTCTGCGTCCAACTTATCTAGGATATCTTTTGTGTAGTATTTTTCAGGCTCATCATCTACATTCTTTTCAAACACTTTGCTTCCATCTGGAAGCTCAATTCGCGTCGATACTTTCTTGAAGATGCCATACTTTATTGCAAGTTCAGTCAAACCATAATACCTGCTGAGACCTGATGTATAATTGAGGCGCGTCTCAACATTCATGTTCTCCTTGACGAATCTGTTCTTATAGTTTGTGCACTTGATAAAGATTCCAACAACACCTTCATCGGTCTTGTCCTTGCTCTTGGAGAGTGTGAGAATATTGCTTGCAGCATACTTCAAACCAATGCCACCACCAAGTTCCTTGGTTGGGACATAAGCACCAATTACCTGATATGTGTGATTTGTCATAAGCATTGGAATCTTTGCTTTTCCAAGTTTGAGAGTCAACACACGGAATGTTGCCTTGGTCTGTTGGGCCTTGGTCATGTCACGAACATTCTTACCTTCTGCAGAATCATTCATCTCTTTCTCTGTAGACAACATGCCAAGCGAATCAAGAACGAAGAGAACTGGCTTACGATCTTCTTCAGGCTGCTCAAGAATGTCATTAACAATCTTTAGAGATTGTGTCTTGAACTCCTCAATCGTTGCAACAGGAACCACCGCAACTCTTTCTGTATCAATACCACGTTGCTTGAACATGTCGGTTGTTACCGCCTGCTCAGTATCAAAATAGACAACCACACCAGCTTTGTTGTCCTTCAAAAACTGAGAAGCAATTCCAATTGCATAGAATGTCTTGCCTGTTGCTGGATCACCAGCCAAACATGAGATCTTGTTGTTTGGAAGACCACCATAGATTGTCCCTGAAAGCAGTGCATTCAACACATAAGATCCGGTGTCAATGAATCCAGTGACATCTGATCCCTCCAGTCCTTCTTCAACAATCTTTGCGTCCGGGTTATTTATTTTTCCGATTAGATTTTTTAGATACTTTGACATAATTTTCCTTTACGTATAAAATACAACCAGCGACACCTTCGGGAGTGTCATGAAGAACCTTGATGGATTCGATGATCACATCATCTTCAACATTAAGTA